TGTTTATTACTCTCGTATACAACTAAGGCAGGTGCAAATGTTCAAGAGACTATTCGGAATACTAATAGCGGCTTGTCTATTCGCGCCTGTCCCATCGTTCGCATCCTTCGGTTACTACTCTGCGTTCACGGTGCAGTCTAGTCAAGTACCTAGTACACAAACTAACTTTACCGTAGGCGTAGTCTGGACTGACAACCGGTTCAAGGTTACAGGTAGCGGCGGTCACGTTCAAAGCTCTAGCGGCTATGATTTGCGCCCGTATAGCGATAGTTCATGCAGTACCGCGCTGACTTACGAACTCGTTTCTTACACCAGCAGTACCGGCGCGTTCCAGATGTGGATAAAGATTCCATCACTTTCCGATGGCTACGTAGTCTACATGTGCTACGGCGATAGCGGACTAACTACGGATGGAAGTTCCACTAGCACGTGGAGTCTGTTCAAAGGTGTATTCCACATCGAAGATGTAACCGGAAGTACAGATTCGGTTCCGGACTCAACATCCAACAACTGGGACATGACACCGCACGGCTCTCCGACAAACACGACTGGAAAGATTGGCGGGGCTGGAAGTTTTAGCAGCGGCTCGTCTCAATACACCGATACCAGTACTAGTGTATCTATAACCGCTGCGTTGACGTTTACGGCCTGGATTAACTGTCCCAGCATGGCAGCTAATGGCGGCTACAATCCGATATTGGATAAAGGCGATTTCACCGGAGGCGCATGGGCAAATCTATCTTATCAGTTTGACATGGGAAGTAGCGGTAAGTTTACCGGATATTTCTACAATGGAAATAACAACGAGTACAAGGGTCGGCCTAGTTCATCTACCTTATCGGATAACACCTGGCATCAGGTAGGTTTTACGTGGGCAGGCGGTGGCGCTAATCCTGATATTTACACTGACGGGGCTCTCGATAACGGAACGCTGGATGAAAATGGAGGTATTACTACTCTCAACAATACAAGCGTTTCACTAGACATAGGACGTACTCGCAGCAGTTCGTCCTCTGCGTACACGACATGTAAGGTGGACGAGATTCATCTTATGGACGACGACATGTCCGCTGATTGGATTGCGACCGAATATAACAACGGAACAATGGGCAGTTTCTGGGGTATCGGTTCGGAAAACACTCCAGGTGGAGGCGGCGGACCTGCTCCAAGAGTTATAGGTGGCGGGATTATTTAACATGAAAAAAGTTTTACTAGGTATTTGCCTCTTACTTATTGCATCGCCAGCATGGGCAACTTATACGGTAGGTAATCACACTTCTGCCGTATCTACGAGTGGGGCCGCAGTAACCACATCCGGCATCGATACTACAGGCGCTCGGGCTGTACTGTTTCAGATTAACGCTGACAGCGACGTGTCGTGCTCGACCATTACTCCGCATGACAACAAAAATCCAGATGGGGCATGGAGACTTGTAGCCACGAAAGCAGCGCCTAGCGGCGTAAAGATTCATCTATGGGAGATTGCCGGTGCTGATATTGTATTCGGCACGGGCCACACGTTTACCACATCGGCAGGTACTTGCTACGAATCCCTCTATGTCTTAGCTCTAAATTCAGACTCGACTACTAGCGGGTTTAATTCGGACCAATCTGCGTCGAGTGCAACTAGCGCCCTTACAATAAGCGCCGGGTCAATCACTCCTACTGAGAATAATGAAATTATTATCTCCTCTCTAGGTTTTGCCATCGACCCAGGGGATGTTAGTTCCATCGGTTCCGGATTCACAATTATTGAGAGTCGAGCACAGACTGCTAACTCTTACGGCGGGGCATTAGCCTACAAGATACAAACAACGGCAGCGGCGGTCAACCCGTTGTGGACGCTGACGAATTCTGGAAATGTGGCAGCTATTAACGTATCACTCAAGGACCAGTTTCCGGTATGTGCCGGTAGTTCACCTAATCTATCCGCAGCTACATGGGATGACGTCGCGGCATGTCATAACATAGCCACCGATGGAGACACTATCACTGTTTCAAGTGGAAGCTTCACAGTAACTACCACGACGACAATTACAAAACACGTCAGAATTATTCCATCCGGAGTCGTCACGCTCACTGACAACGTATGTGACGGGTCATGCGGGTCCGGGGCTTCTGACAGCATGATTGCTCTCCTAGGCTCCGCAGATGGCTCCCAACGCTTCGGTGCTGTGGGGAGTGGGTTTGTCATCGACCAAGGAACGTCACTTCACGGTAGTCCTAGCGCCGTGGTTTACATGGCTTCAAGCACTACGCCCCCAATTGTGGCGGGGAACACCTACAACAAGACACAGGGGGGCGCTGGGATTTTTATCGAAGTTCAGGGCCACATGGGCGTTATACACGGCAATACGATGAATTCGTTTCCGGCTGGAGATAATTGCAGCAACACTGATTTTTTCGTTCAGTTGAATGGGAACGGCAGCGGTTGGACGGAAATTTCGAAATTCGGGAATGCCGATACTGACGGCTACTACAAAGTCTACATCGAAAATAATACGATTAACTACGCACAGGAAGGTGTCAGCACCAATAGCGGCTCGCGTTCCGTTATTCGTTTCAACACGTTCAGAAACGCAGGCATTGACCATCATCGACCAGACACACAAGTTTTTGGCGGGCGTTATGAAGAGGTCTATAACAATAACTTCGTTTCGGATGACCGAACAGATTGGATGACGTGCGGTGACACGCCAGTACAAAACGCTGGAAGCGGCCTTTCGCTTGGCGGTGGAACAACTTTTTTCCTAAACAATACTGTGGACGATACCGCGCCTCTCATAGCTTCAGCATGGGGTCACAGATATGGATTCGAATTGTGGGAAGTGCGTCCCGCGAAATCGGAGTTCAGTACTGACTGGCGATGTTGGGGTACAGATATGAATCCGTTTATGTATTCAGGATTCCCAATACCTTATCAGAACGGCTGGGGGTATATCTCAGGCGGTACACAAGCGGGAAATGCCCCGGTGTATATGGACCGTGAGCCTATCTACATTGCGAACAATACAGGCACTTCTCCGGACTACAGCACAATAACCGTTGGAAACCACACGTCCAACGAGTGCGGTACTACTGAATCTCCATCAGATTATGTGCACGCTAATCAGGAATACTATGCGCAGCTTGACCTAGGAGATTTTGACGGGACCGTTGGCGCGAGTCAGGGAACGCGTTCAGAGCGCCCGGCAACCTGCACGGCGGGCGTGGCGTACTGGTCTACCGATGTTGGGGAATGGGATTCTACACACGCAGGGAACGATGGCGTTCTCGACTTATGCACGTCCACTAACGTGTGGAATGCTGGCAATGACTCTATTCCGTTCTACACGCCTTACGACTATCCGCATCCGTTAGCAGGTGTAGGTCCTCCGGCGCACCCTAACGGCGGATTCGGAAGATTTAGAGGAAGATAGTTAGAGGAAGATAAATGAAGATATTTGCATCAAAATTAGTAGCGGCAGTATTAGTTCTTTGCACGGTATACACATCGGCATTCGCAGAATTGCGAACAGTTAGAGTATTGCCTACAATAGCACCGACTGCCTCTCCTGTTGTCCATGCACTGGGGCCAACACTAGCAGAGCGTGTAGCTAGCTTCCACGCAGCGCGAGCGGTTCGAATTGCCCATTTTCAGGATGACTGTACAGTCACAGTAGCTGCGGACCCAACTGAAGTTAACGATGCGATATTTGACGGTGCCCGTAGTGCAGGTGACGTGGTATGTGTCGAACCTGGAACCATAGATTACCGTCTCGGCAACTTCGCTATGCGCACTGATTTCCATTTAGAGCTTAGAGGCGCTGGCGCGTTCGTATCTCCGTGGGGTTCGGCTGGACAAACAATCTGGCGTGTTAATGATGATGCTTGCAGTTCAGGATGCAACGGCGCATTAGCTATCCGAGAAGTAACTACTGGAAATCAGATTCTGAGTAACATGACGTTTCAGTATGACGAAACATTTACTGGAGTTCCACGGTATGGACTTCTCTTGGTCGAGGGAATTGTTGGCGGTGAAAAAGTTATACTGCACCACAACAATTTTGAGACGTCCGGTAGATGCGACGCACCGCGTATTATTCTGTGGGCCGCAAAAGGCGGGCTGATGTATAGAAATAAGTGGATAAATGTTCCACAGTACGCTGCTGGGCCTAACAGTGGGGGTAACCCGTGCGACTACGTAACCACAAATGTTTCGGCTATCGTTCACGAAATCAGTGATTCCGGTTCTTATTGGAATTCGACTAATACATTTGGTGACGTGGATGATGGGACAAATAACCTGTACGTTGAGACAAACTACTTTGAAGGGCTGGCCGTAGGCATAGATGACAACACATCAGCTAGAACCGTATGGCGCTACAACACGCAGAACGGTTCGGCTATCGCAGACCACGGTTTTGACTCGTCTTCGCAAGGTGTAAGGCACAAGGAACTATACGGTAACAACTACACGTGTGAAATCAAAGTAAAGAATAGTAGTATGATTTCGCAGCGCGGTGGAACTTCGCGGATATTCAATAACACATTCGCGGATGCAACTGCCGATACTTGCGGTTACCCGAACGGTAACATTCCTGCAATAAAACTTTCGCAGTTCAAAGCATTCCAGTGCGAAGAAATTCCTGGATGGCCTGGAACGTATCCGGATACATACCCATTGCCGCACCAAGTTGGTTGGGGCTGGAAAAGCTCTAATACTCACACGGGCGTGGGTGCTGTAGAAGGTGACCCTTCGGGCGGGTTTGACCAATCGCTAGAGCCTATTTATATTTTCAATAACGGCGGTCCGAACGCTGATAACTTCGATGTAAGTGAATCCAGCGGCTACCAGTGCGACCTGATGACTTCATCGGAGCACTTCAAAGCGACTGCGTCAACGGACGCGCTAGACGGTCCTATTTATGTAAGCTCCGGCCAGTTTATGATTGTAGCTTTCTCTGATTTGATTGGAGGGACTGCACCTACAATCTCCGATGATTGCAATGGCGGACAGACGTGGACGGCACTTACAGGTGGAACTAATGGCAGTTTGCGTTTGTCGGCTTGGTGGGCTAAGGCCAATGCATCGTGCGTTATCACTGTAAGCATATCGCACGACTCATCAGCGGCTGCGCGCGCAATAGTATTCGGTGAAGTACGCGGTACGGTTATGTCTCCGGTAGATAAGAATCCGGCTGTCGTAACTGACAATACAAGTCCGTATACCGGTCCTGCTACTGGTACGCTTTCGCAAGGTGATTCAACACACGCAGAAATGGTTATTGGATATTTTGCGTTAAACGGTCCTACGACTTTCAGTACAAACGTATGGGTAAATGACGCGATTGACGGCGGGTCTTCGGCACCAAGCGGTTACCGTCGCGGTGTCTATTACAGCCGGTCAGGCTACTTAACCGGTATCAACGGTACCAGTGGTGGGGCTGATAATACTAACGCAATCGGCGGCTTGACTTACAAGATAGTTGAGTCAACTGCATCGGAAGCTCCGGACTTCAGAGATACTACGGCAGATAGAAATGGTATCGCTGGAACTGTTTCGATAATGCTAGACGGAGGTACATCGGCAGCGCATCTTCGTGTACAAGATGTCCTGCAACCTGACGTAGAGTACTTCGCACAGAACGATTCCTTTGACGGTACAACTGGGACCGGAACCGGACTGTGGGCTTCTCGTCCTATGACCTGTACGCAAGGCGTAGGCTACTGGGCGACAGACCAAGGTGGTAACTGGAAGACTAAGAACACTGACGGTACCGATGACGCGAGTGCTAATGACGGAGCACTCTACGTCTGCGATGGCTCGAATACGTTTAATCTATTCTATACGCCATACGTGTATCCTCACCCTCTCGCTACAGTGGTTGGTATGGAATCTAGTCCGTCGAACGACAGTGCTGTAGGTGGACGCATACGCGTGCGTGGTATCCGAAGTAGGTAATTAATGGCAGCAGCGGTCTCACATCTAGGCAGTAGCTACGATACTGTCAGCGGTACGCATACTGTAACTGCGTCCCCGGCAGTCGGTGACTTGATAGTTATTATCTGTGCGAATACCGGTAACACAGCAACTACTGCACCGACAGACAATAATCCGGATGGACGCGGTACGTATGGAACCGCACGCGTTAATTCCAAGAAAGTAAGCAGTGCCGATACGCTGCTGATGTTTATTCGGGACTACCCGATTATGAATACGACGTCGACGATATTCTCACACGCTCCTGGAACTTCGTCAGGCGGAGGATTGACTGTACTCAAAGTAACTGGTATGTCGCGCGCTGGGTCTAACGCGGAAGCTCAAACCGGCGCAGTTCAGCAGAATAACGCAGGCGGCTCGGCTCCGGCTCCTGTGTTCGGCGGTGCAGTAAACACGAACAATGTAGTTATCGCGGCAGCATTCAACGCAGCTAACGTAGCGACACTCTCGCCACGGTCAAGTCCACTTTACTCTGAGCACGTAGATACGGGCTACAACAACCCGACTACCGGTGTCGAAGTCATGTCGGTAAACAGCGGAGAGACCAGCGCAACTATTACGTGGGGAAGTTCCTCGGCTAGTGCGTTCTGCGCTGCTGCAATTGAACTGGATACTTCAGTACCGTTAATGCCGCAGTGCTGTACGTAAGTTAATGAAAACAAAGAAGAATCACGAAGGCTACTTACTAATCGACCATTCCGGAAGTCCGGGTGTATCGGATGAAACACTCGTAACTGCTGGTCTGCCAATAGGATTGGGGCGCGGTCGCGTCGAAATGGCTACGTTTACTTGCTCCCATTGCCACGCAGTTATAATAGTGAATCCACTGCGAACTAGGGAGAGAGCATACTGCTCAGGGTGTGACCATTATATTTGTGATGGTTGCGGGGCAGTACGGGCGGTAACTCTAGAATGTAAAACGCTCGAAAGCGTTATTGAGGCGATTCAAGAGTCGGGAGTATAACATGGCAAAACGGTCTATTTCACACGCAAGTATAACACCAACTGCTACGGCAGATACTACTAATCTCGTCGACTCTACGTATCCTTTCGCACTCCAAGGCGGCTCTAGTACACAACGTACGAATATCCTGGAAGTGTATATAGGCGGACAGGCTACAGTATCCAGCCCGACATTCATGTTACTGTCTCGCGATTCACAGGTAGCGACCGGCTCTTTAACTGCAGATACAACGTTGAATGACGCACCGCTGGACGCGGCAACTGCTGCACTCAGCAGCGCGGTAGCTGCATTCAATAAGGCGGCAACGAACAAGCCGCAGCGCTCGTCGACTTTGCACTTACTCAACTTATCGTTTAATGCATTCGGCGGAATTGTCCGCTGGGTAGCCGCTCCCGGTGAAGAAATTTCAATGGTCGGTAACACGGCATCTCTAGGGGAGCTTTCGCTATCTGCGTTCACTGGCGGTACTACAGGACTGCTAGGTGCGCATATGATTTACGAGACTCTATAAGGTAGCCGGACTGCGGCCATGTGGGGCTATAAGTGGCTACTAATCATCGTACATCCAGTCAGACGCGGATAATAAGGCCGACTCACGCCCAAAATAACCGTTCTTATCAGTTCAATAATTTCAACGTATTAACAATCCAGTCTATAACCGGCGCAACTATTTCCTCGACTAGTCTGTTCGCGCCGTCTGTTTCGTACGTCGTTACGAATCCTCTCATTTCCGGCACGGCAGTTTCAGCGCCTACAGTTGCGTACGTTGTAACGAATCCGCTAATAAGCAGTACTGCCTTGTACGCACCGACAGTTTCCGCTGCCGCTGGCTCTCAGGACGTGACTGGCGCTACGATAAGCAGCGGTAACGTTCTCTATGCGCCGACATGCGCTTATGCGGTAACGACCCCGACAATCTCAAGCACGACACTTTACGCGCAGACTCTGTCTTATACATTCACGAACGAATACATTCCTTCTGGTAGCGTACTCTACCCGCCGTCGAACATCGTAGATGCTGCGGCTGGCAGCGGTCCGTTACTGCTGTTGCTATTCTCGCTTAACTTAGAAGCAACCGGCGCGCTGTACCTGACGAACGATACAATTTCCAGTACAGTGCTGTACGCGCCAACACTGGCATACGCCGTAACCACACCTACTATTAGCGGTACGGTTATCAGCGCTCCAACTGTTGCATACGCAGTAACCACGAGTACTATAGCATCGGGTTCGGCTCTTTATGCGCCTACTCTAGCTTACGCAGTTACTACGCCGACCATTAGCGGTACTTCGCTCTTTGCGCCGACAGTTGCTTACGAAGTAACTACACCGACTATTTCAGGTACTCAAGTATTTGCACCGACGTGCGCGTACGCAGTAACTACGCCTACAATCTCGGCTGGAACAGTTCTGTATGAAATGGCGGTTGCAAACTCCGGCGTCATTGCGTTGCCGACAATCAGCGGCACTCAGATATTTGCGCCTACTCTAGCCTATGCGGTGACCACACCTACGATTTCGGGTACAACGGTCTATGCTCCGGCAGTGGCTTACGAGATTGCTACTCCTACTATCAGCAGTGGAGACCAGCTTTATGCTCCGACTCTAGCTTACGCAATTACCGGCGCACTTATCTCCGGAACTAGCGTCAATGCTCCTACGGTTGCGTATGCAGTTACTGTCTCGACTATCGGTAGCGGTAGCACGCTTTACGCACAAACTTTAGCGTACGCGGTTACACTGCCGCTTATAAGCTCGACTGCAGTTTATGCACCTACGGTCAGCGGCGCTAATACTGTTACACTCCCGATTATCAGCGGCGGGACTACTCTCTTCGCGCAGACGCTTGCTTATGCGGTTACAAATGCAGTTATCGGTCCGACAGGCCAGCTAAACGCACCGGCAGTCGCAGTAAACGTAACGCTGGTACTCCCGGTTATTTCCGGGACGCAGCTTTACACACAGACTGTGCTTCGAGACGGAGTTATTTCTCCGCCTGCGATTGTATCTGCAATAGCGCTCTATGCGCCGCAGCTATCCTATGTGATTGCTCCGCCGCTAATTACTTCTACAGCACAAGTTTACGCAATGAGAGTACGCCGCAGACCTCATCGACCAGCTATTATCATTCCAGGTGGAGGGGGAACTACGCAGGCTCCGGGTAGTGGAGTCATCCAAGCTCCTAACAGGGGAAGTATCGAAGCTCCTAGCGGGGACGCGATTATTCCGCCTGGGCGAGGAAATATTACACCATGAGTGCGACCTACATAGATAAACAGCCGTCTGAGATTCTACCGGTTACGGTCTCGTTTGAGAACTTGTTACCTAGCGGTGAGACGCTACAGAACACAAGCACGGTAACTGCGTATGTAGAGGGTGTCTCTACGCCTAGCTTCCTTTCAGGCTCTCCGGATATCTCTAGTCCATACATTACACAGGACGTTACTGGCGGCACGGACGGAGTAGATTACAAGCTTACTTTTATCGGCTTCACGGACGGCGGCTACAGATTCGAGTATGACGTTGTTGTGCAAGTGAGGAGCATTTAGCGATGGCAGTTTGTAGAGTTACAGTTTCTGAAGTAAAAGAAATTTTCGATACCAACATCGATAGCGGTAAAATTCAAGCCTGTATCAAGTCTGCCAATATTCTCGTAACGCGCAAGATTGCAGTACTCGGCGAGCTTGAAACCGACGAACTTAAGGAAATCGAGCGTTGGCTAGCTGCGCATTTTGCATCGATTCAGGACCCGGTTGCGTTGCGCGAGAGAGTAGGCGATGCCGAACAATGGTCTTTCCCGGCTTCGGTAACTACGGCTTGGGGTAAAGGCTTTAATCTAACTCCTTATGGGCAGCAAGCTATTGCTCTAGACAGCACCAATACGCTCGCGACGCTCGCGGCTGGACTGATTAAGGGTAAGTTCCGCGCTAGCCCGCGAGAGAATTCGAGTAACTTTACCCCAGGACTGACCTAATGTCGAATTTCATCCGGCGACAGATGCGCCAGACCGCAACTTGGTGGAGACGCACTGGAATTAACGAGTTCGGCGACCCGTCGTTTGCAGGACCATGTATCTTGTCCTATGCCTCAGGTACCGCCGTTCGCTGGGAGAATTCCGTTCAGAAGTTTATCAACTCTGCTGGTCAGGACGAGTTCTGCCGCGCTATCGTATATGCGCCGTTGACGGAGTTTAGTACCGGCGATTACTTGGCTTTAGGGGCTTACAATGTAACCAACCCCGAAAATGTAACTGGCGCAGACCAGATTCGCCAGGTCGAACGTATCCCGGACTTACGTGTAAAGAAGTCTATATATAAGGCTTTTCTCTAATGCCCATATCTTCTCCAAATTTAAACTCGGTTGTCGGCGGGCTTAAAACTCTGGTAAGTAAGATTCCTATTGCCGCAAACCAGTCGGCTAAAATCATCGCTACGCAGATTCTAGACGACTCGTTGAACCTCTCGCCTAGTTGTCCTGAGGATACCGGCAGATTGCGTTCTACGGGCCGTGTAGAGCCTGTGCGCGAGGGTTATGCGGTAGTCTATGGAGGAATGGCCGACGACGGCACGTTTGTCGATTATGCAGCTTATGTGCACGATGATTTACGCCCAAGGAAGTACACGCGACCGGGCTCCGGGCCTAAGTTCGTGGAAACGCACGTGTACCGCCGCTCGGAGGAAGCTCCGGCGAAAATCGGTAAAATCCTCCAAGACATAGCGGATAATATATTCAAGGTTTACCGGTAAATGCGGATTTATTGTACGCAGTGCAGCCTCGAAGCGCCAGAAGCTTTCTGCCAGGACTGTTTTGGTTGCGAGGAATGTTGTGAGTGTCTTACGGACGAACTCTGGATATCTTCTACTCGAATAAAGGAGTGTTAAACGGCGTAGCCGTAAGAGTGCTAGAAGACATGACCGTAAAATTACGGTTATGGCAGCGATTAAGATTCCAGACGATATCCGGTATTATCTCGTCAACACCGTTGCGCTCAGTAACCCGGTTACTCTCTATCAGTTAGCTCCAACTCCCATAATCCAATACGCTGTCATCGAGTACAACGGAATCCCGCGCACGCGCGTACACGGTAGTACAAGTACAGGCAACGACATTGCTTTCGACGAAGCAATGATTCAAATCCAATCTAGGCATAACTCCATCGAGACCGCGCGTAATAATCTGAAAGCCATTGTAGATGCTATAGACGGTCTTATGGATACAACCATTCAAGGTAACTTCTATACCTACATACAGTTAATATCACCTATTCGGTTGTTCGAAGTAGAAGAGACCGGCGCGGCTGTATTCATTTGCGAGTTTCACGTCCAGGCAAGAAGGTCATGATGGTTTGGATATTAGTTCATCACCTTACGAATCTTTTAAACGATTTACGCACGGCACAGCGGGAAGGCGACTGGAAGCCGGACGAGTTTACAGAGGCATTGCTTCTCGTGCTGAGCGATATCGTTAAGACGCTCGACGAGTACCATATTACCCA